TGTCGCCCAGCGGAGCATGCAAGAACGGCTAAAGCGCAAGACCGTATCGTCTGCAAGGGAGTTTGCCGAGCTTTCGGTGATCCCCGAGACCCGGCGCCAGCTCGAAGACGCCGGGTACCAAATGGATGCGAGGGGTGAGCTCGAAGCTCGAAGTTCGAAGCTCAAAGCGGTAAAAAAGCTGACCAGGGCCGACGAGGCGCGGATATTAGAGGAGGCCGAGGAGGCAAGATTGCGGAATGCGGAATGCGGAACGGGGTATGGGGAAATCGATGAGGAAGATCGCGATCCCGAGCCCGAGTATGTCGCGGAGGCCTACGACGAGGCTGCGGGGCTTCGGCGCGAGTTAGAGCGGATGGGCGAGATGGACCGTTACGAAAAGCTTGTCGAGATGGAGGTCCGGGAATTGATGATTCCGAAGCAGTGGAAGGCATATATGAAATATTTTGAGATGACACCGGCATACGAACGGCATCGGGAGTATTTCGAGGAGCACCGGGCCAAGGTGGCGCTTATGTGGCAGGTGATAGCTGATAGCTGATAGCTGATAGCTGAAAGGAAAAGGTATATGAAAGAGATCAAAATGGAACCGACGTTTATACGGACGAAAAATGTCAGAAACTTCTCTGTTATGATGGATGCATTGTCGCTTGGCGAGGGCGAGGGCCGGTTCGGTATGGTGTGGGGCGAGTCGGGCCGGGGAAAGAGCCGGGCGGCAACGTGGTTTCACGCACATAACGGGTGCGTGTATCTGCGGACAAAAACGGTGTGGAAATATTCGGAAAACGAGTTTTTGTGGGATCTTGCGCGCGAGCTTGCGATCTTGAATCCGCCGAGGACAAAGGGGCGGTGTTTTGCCGAGATCATCGAGCGCCTGCTTGCCGACCCCAGGCCGATATTTTTAGACGAGATCGAGCGGCTACCAGGAAATTACCTGGAGATCCTGCGCGATATCACCGACATTAGCACGGCGCCGGTGATCCTGATCGGCGAAGAGGAACTTTTGCCCTATGTCCACCGAAACCGCAGGGTATGGCGGCGGACCCACCACCAGGTGCAGTTCGAGCCGGTCAGCCAGGGCGACATCATCGTTTACGCGGCCGAGGCCTCGGGGCTGAAATTGACCCCGGCGGTGGCAAACATTCTCTACCGGTCGCACCATGCGAAAATCTCGGACGGAAACTTCGGGCTGATAAAGCTAGCCATGCTGGCCCTGGTGCATAACGCCAACGCCAAGGGGACCAGGGATATCACCGAGGAGATGGCCAGGGTGGCGGTAAAAACGGGGCTTTCGGGATTGTAAGCAGGAGGTCTCAGGTCTCAGGTATCGGGAAAGAATGGAGAAAGATGGAATCTTTTGCAGGTAAAATCAGAAAAATCGTACGGGACGCCGCCGGCCGGGAGGTCGCGGCAAAGGAGATCTCTTGGGCGCTCGATCTGGATGCGGGTAAAAAGGCGTCGGTTTCACTTTATAAAACCCTGGGGAATCTTGCAAGAAGCGGCGAGATCGAGCGTGTGCGCCCCGGGGTCTACAAATGGAAGGGAAAGGATCCGGGCGCGCTCCTCTTGGCACGCAAAACCCGCCACATGACCCAGCTCCGGGAGATCATGTGGCGGGTTTTGCGGGCCAAGCGGACGGTGACCGTGGACGACCTCCGGGAGCTTTCCGGGGCAAACGAACGGTACGCCAAGGAGTGGCTTAACATGCTGGTGCGCCGGGGGGTGGTCCGGAAAAACAAAAACAAGACCTACCAAATCGTAAGCGATCCGGTACAAATGCCGCAAGACGAGAAAAAAGCGGAACGGCTGCGCCGGATCCGGCAAAACAAAAAAAATGCGCTTTTGGCGCTCGACGAGGCGTATCTTGCGATCACCAGGGCGCGGATGGCGATAACGGAAATAGGGGAAGCTCAACGCTGAAAGGAAAAATGATGCGGATGTATTTAAAAATGGCAATATTGACATCAAAATATAGAAGCCAGAGATGGTTTGCTCAAGCATGCAAAAAAAGTGACAACTGGCTTTCCACAATTATTGTTGGCCGAATGGATCCGACCGAAGAAGATAAGCAGCTAATCCTGTCCACATTAGCAAATGAAAGCAACGAATGGAAAAAAGAATTTTCAGAAAGGGTTTATCTGGAACTTGAATGTGTTTACAGGAGGACGGGAAGATGAAAATTTCGGAAATACTGCTTTGTATTAATTGCGACGAGGTATTTCAAATTGGCGAAAACCGTCTCGCAGGCGCGGACCAGTGTCCGATTTGCGGGTAGTGCGCGGTGGCGCCGGTGTCCGACTGGATCATGCCGCTTGCACTTATAAAGACAGGGAAGATGGAAAATGCCGATCACAAATAAACAGAAGGCGCTTATCCACGTGGCCAAGGCCAAGACGGGTATGACAGACGAGGAATACCGGGAATTTTTAGGGAGCTTCGGGGTGGGATCGTCGACGGATCTGACCCCGGGAAAATTCGACGAGGCGATGCGGGAGTTTAAGAAATTAGGGTTCAAGCCATTGCGGAATGCGGAATGCGGAATGCGGAAGAAGAAAGCACGAGCGGCACCGGCTTCGAAAGAGAAGCTGATAGGCAAAGTCGAGGCGATCCTTTGCGACCTGGGGCTTCAGTGGGGGTATGCCGACGCTATAGCGCGAAACATGTTCAAGGTGGATGTTGCCGCCTGGTGCACGGCCTCGCAGCTCCGGAAGCTGGTGGCGGCGCTCACGTATCACCAGAGAAGAAAGAAAAGTGCCTAAAGTTTAAAGGAAAGAAAATGAAACTATCCAAACATTTTGTGAAAAACTGGCAGGCGCGGGTGGGGGAAAAGCCCACGGAAGAGCAGGTGGAAAGGGTTGTGGACAAATCCGTGATCGTCCAGCGGGGAAAAAGTTTCCGGCTTTGGGAAGGCGGATTTTTCAACACGCTGTCGATCTTCTGGAACCCCGAGCTAGGTTTGATCGTGACCGTGGACGAACCCCGGGACAGGGCGGTATCGGTATTAAGCCCCGAGGTGTCGGAGCGGCGCAGACGATTTGAAAAGGCGCTCGTTTACCTGGGGGATTGAGGACCAGGCGCTTTATTATATCAAATGCGGGGTGTTTATGCACCGGCGCAGATGGAGGGATCATGAAAAAAATGACCGAGGAGCAAAAGCAGCACTATAAGTCGCTGATTTTAATGTTGATGACCCGGCACATCGGCCGGGCCAACAAAATCGGGATGGGCGAGTTGTTCGAGGCGGTGTTCGAGGCGCCCTGGGCAAACCGGATAAACGACACCCGGCCCCTGCGAAAGCTCGTCACCGAGCTTCGGCGCGACGGGGTACCGATCTGCTCGTCGGCCGAAAAGGGCGGGGGCGGGTACTGGCTGGCCAGCGCGGGGTCCGAGCTAATCGACTATTGCGCAAAGTTGAAAAGCCAGGCGCTTAAAAAGCTTTCCCAGATGGCCAAGTTTATGGACGTATCGCTGCCCGAGCTTTTGGGGCAGATGCGGGTGGATATGGAGGTGAAAAGCGATGGGTAAAGCCAGGGAGAAAGATCCGGCCAGGGCGCTGGCCGACGAGCTGCTGTTCGAGATCGGCCGGGACAAAAAAGCGCTTGCGGCAATAGAGGCGGAGCTTGCCGGGCAGATCAAGGCGCTCCAAAACTCTTACGGGGATAAGCTGGACGAGCTGGTGGTCCGGATCAAGGCCTGCGAAAAGATCTTGAAAAGCCATGCCAAAAAGGAGCGCGCAGCCATTTTCGGGCAAAAAGACCGCGCGGATCTGGATCACGGGGCGCTGATATTCACCCTGGAAAAGCGGGTGAAACGGGTCAAAAAAATGGTGGAAAGGCTAAAGGCGGCCGGGTTTGCCGATGCGATCAAGATCGCCGAGAGCGCAAACTGGGACGAGATCGAAAAGTGGGATGACGAGAAGCTGGCGATGGTGGGGACGAAAAGGGTGGTTAAGGACGTGTTTGCGTATGAGACGAGAGCGGGGGAGCTGTGAAACTCGTCTGTCCTTCGTGCGGCGCAATCCACAGCGCCGAGGCTTGGAAAAACGACGCCGATATCCGGCGGGCGCTCATGGTTTTGGGGGAGCTGCCGCTTTCGGTGTCCAGCCGGACGATGCTGTATTTAGCGCTTTTCCGGCCGCATTCGGGCAGAGGGTTGATGTGGGCCAAGGCGTGCCGCCTGTTGGTGGAACTGAATAGCCTGGTTTCGGCGGATCGCATCGGGTGGGAGCGGCTTCCGGCCCGGCCCAACAGTGCCGTAGCCTGGAGCCGGGCGATGGAAACGGTGGTCGAGCGGCCCCCGAAGCGGCTTCCGCTTACAAGCCACGGGTATCTGCGCCGGATCGCATACGAGATTGCCGACGAGATGGACAAGGACGCCGAAAGGGCGAAGATTACAGACGAACGGGCCGGGCGCCATCGGCCGGGGGACGACCGGAGGGAGAGGGAGCCGGAGCGATGGGTGACTCCGGAGGAGATGCGGGCGATCAGGGTAAAGCGGACCGGAAGGAAAGGATAGTTTTCCATCTATCAATACTGTTAGCCAGAAAGGAGGATATGAAATGGAAGAGAGTAAAATTATTGAAAAAACAAACGAGGCGCTTTGGTTTCTTAAAGGGTGGCATGCTTATCAAGATAATTACGGGTGTGTTGGGCAAAACCTTTCTGAAGCAGAGGGAAATATAACGGGAGAGCATCTTATCGCAATACAAGAAGCGATCGAGAGTTTAAAAACAAATCTGCTAACCCAAAAATCCAGCCGACAGAAAACCTCTGCGGCTGATTAAATCCGTTAGGCGTGGGTAAAAATGAATAATGTATTATCTATATCCGGCGGTAAGGATTCGACAGCCATGCTTTTAGAAATGCTTGACCGTGGTGAATCAATACATTCCGCCATATTTTTTGATACTGGATGGGAGTTCCCCGCCATGTACGATCATATTGACAAACTGGAAAAGTACACCGGTATCAAAATTTGGCGCTTACAAAGTCGGTTGCCGTTTGACTACTGGATGACAGCGCGCCCAATTATAGCCCGGAAAGGTGACAGCAAAGGAAAAGTTCATCGGATCGGAAACGGTTGGCCTTCACCGTCAAGGCGATGGTGTACGCGGCAAAAAGTCGATACAATTCTAAATTATTGCAAACCAATACGCGACTACGTTCAATGTGTGGGATATGCTGCCGATGAACCCCACCGGCATTTTTCAGACGAAAAAGTCAACCATCGTTTTCCCCTTATTGAGTACGGCGTCGCCGAAGCGGACGCCTTGAAAATTTGCTATCGCAATGGCTTTGATTGGGGTGGATTATATAAACATTTTCACAGGGCGAGTTGTTTTTGTTGCCCTTTGCAAAGTTTGAGCGATTTACGAATTTTACGCCGTGAGTTTCCGAAACTCTGGCAACGAATGTTAGATATGGATCAAGCTATTCCGGTTAACCGAGGATTTAAAAACTATACAACCGTTGAGGATTTGGATAGACGGTTCGCCGAAGAAGCTGATAGCCGATAGCTCAAAGGAGATAGCGAAATGACGCCGAATCCGATCGACATATCGATACCTAGGGCGCTGCTCGTGCTGGCGGCGGGGTTTGCGGGGTTTTTCGGGGGATTTTTGCTGATGGCGGTTTTGGGGTGGATGGGAAGGAAGCTGAAAGCTCAAAGCTCAAAGCTGAAAGCGGGATGAAAAAAATGCTTGACAAGGGTTTGCATATGTGCGACACTGTTTACGCTAAAATTTGTACGGCGGCATTCGCCCCCGTCTGGGCGGTTTTTTATTTGTCGCAAAAAATAATTATGCCCGAGTCTCCCCGTTACCGCGAGGGCGGGGGCGCCTCCGTACAGGCGTTAGCAAGGCTCGGGTTAGTTTTTTTGGCGGGGAGACAAGGGCCGCTAAGAATGTACGGAGGTGAAACATGAAAGAGAATCAAGAACACTGGACAGACTTGCAGGGGCGGATCGCGCTTTACCAGGACATCCAGGGGTTCGTCCACAGGCTCCCGGACCGGGAGCCGTTTATGTTAGACCGGGACGTGGCCGCGATCTACGGGGTGGAGAACCGGAGGCTGATGGAGCAGGTCAACCGGAACCGGGACCGGTTCGACCATGAAATGCTTTTTCAGCTAACGGATGCGGAGGCAGAGGCTATGGTGTCGCAAAATGCGATACCCTCGAGGGCGCACCTGGGGGGGCATCTTCCCCATGCCTTCACCAAATTGGGAGCCAACAATGTGGCGTTCTTTTTGAAAACTGATACCGCGAAAAAGCGGGCCACCCAGATCCTCAAGGCGTTCATTTATTTCGAGGAAGCCAGCCTCTACCACGGCGAACCAATGGACGCGGCGGACAACTTTCGCGCGCGCGTCGCCTCGGGCTTCCGGGAGGGTTTCCGCCTGGCCGGATTTTGCGTAGCGTCCGGGATCGACTACGACACGCTTTCGACCCTGATCTGGTTTCGCCAGTCGGCGCTGACCCAGAAGGAGACCTCGGCGCTGCTGGGCATCTCGCGGGACAAGGTCAAGGTAACGGAAAAGATCCTTCGGACCGTCGGGCTCGAATTTCCGCCGGTGCACGCGACCCAGCGCAAGAAATGGATGCGCGACAACCTGAACGAGAGCCTCAAGGCGGTAGGCGGCAATCCCTTGCCTCAAACCTTAAACCTCCAACCTCAAACCAAGGAAGGAGGTGCCTGATGGAAACTCGAAACTTGAAACTTGAAACTGGAAACTCGCAATCCCCCCGCACCTTCGTAGACGAGGCCATCGACGTCCTGTTCGACCTTTCCGGGCAGGTGGGGGCGACGATCTATCTGATGGGGGACGACAAGCGGCTTTTAGACATCCACCGCCGGGATTTCCGGGCGTATCTGTCGAACATCCGGGATCAGCTTTTTAAGACGATCGGGTTTTTGTCGGATGCGAAAAACGAAACCGGAGACTTGAAACTCGAAACTTGAAATTTGGGAGGGGGCATTTTGACTACCAGACTCAGGAAGCGGCAAGATCCCGACATCCGGGTGCCCTGCCCTGTTTGCGGGCGGCGGATCCTGGACACAAAGGGAAGCCGCATCGAGGGCGATGCCGAGATAGAAGTCAAATGCCGCGGAGCATGCGGGTTTGTTTGGATCAACGCAAATTATTTACAAATGTGCTTGACAAACAAAAACCCGCCTGAGAGACTGTAACCGTAAAACACAAATTGACCGCAGAGAGCGCCTGAGAGTGCCATCCCCCGGAAACGGGGGACTGCGGACACCCGAGAGACCCTGAGAGGTCCACTATCCATAGAGGTAGTGGGCCTTTTTTTATTTCCTGAAACCTGAAACCCGAAACCTGAAACCTGTACCGGCTGATAGCTCAAAGCCGATAGCTCAAAGCCGAAAGGAAAGGAAAGGGAAAAAATGAAGCTGCTTGCAACCATTCTGGCAATCGTAGCGGCGCTGGCGATGCCGGTTGTCGCGCTGGCCTACGGCGTATCGCCTGAAACCAAAGAAGATGACAAAATGGAGGGCATGGTCCAGAAGTTCGTCGCCGACGAGCTGAAAAAGATGATCCGGCCGTGCCCGAAAACCACGATGGTGCAGGATTGCCTGCGCTGCCACTTGATACCGAGTTTTGCGATCAAAGAGACTCGTCGAGAAGCATTATACGACACTCCCAACGCTAACATAAAAATACTCGACATCGACGCGAAGAAAATCGGGTATCTAAAAATTACGGCCATCGATTCGGATCAAGTATTCGACGCGCTGAATTATTTCAACAGCCACCCGGAGATAACCCGCATCGTGTTCGAACTATACAGCCCCGGCGGCTCGATGATGGGGGCATGGCGAACGGTCGCCATCATGGACGAATGGAAGGCCAGGGGAGTGACCATAGAGACGCGGGTGTTCGGTTATGCGGCCAGCGCCGGTTTTTTGATTTTCGCAAACGGAACGAAGGGCCACAGGATTGCATCTCCAACGGCATTGCTCATGTGGCACGAAGTGCTTCAAATCAAACGATGGGATATCGCAACTCCGAGCAGCAAGGAAGACGAAGCGAGGATCCTTCGGTTATTCCAAAATAATGGCAATGATTTTCTATCGTCAAAATCCAATCTCACAAAAGAAGAGATTGACAAACTGATCCGGCATCAAGAGTTTTGGATGACCGGCGCCAAGGCCTTCGAGTATGGCTTTGCGGATAAATTGCTAAAATAGTGTGGCCCTTTATATGGCTCGCGACAAGCTTTGGCATTTGTTTTGCCCTGATTGTTTTGTGCGCGTTTTTATTCGCGGTGCTGTTTGGAGACACATATTGAAGTAACGGAGGCACAACATGGCATTCGACCTGACCGGCATCGGCCCGGTGGCCGAATTTGCAAAGGGGATCATGGACCGGTTTTTTCCGCCCAAGATGGACGAGGGGGAAAAGGCGCAGGTTCAGGTGCAGCTCCAGGAGATGCTGCAAAGCCGGGAAAACACGGTGATGGAGGCGCAAAAGCAGATCATCGTGGCCGAGATGCAGCAGGCCGACCCGTTTACCAAGCGGGCGCGGCCCTCGATCGTCTATTTCGGATTAGCGGCCATCGGGCTGGTGCACGTCCTGCTTCCGATGATCGCGTGGATCGTGCTTACGGCCACGGGACGGCCGCTTGCCGACATGCCCGGCATCGCGCTTCCGAGCCAGTTCTGGGCCACCTGGGGGGGCGTGTGCTCCATCTGGATGATCGGCCGGTCCGCTGAAAAACGGGGGATGACCGGCAAGATCGTCTCTGCGATAACCGGGAAATAAGGGAAAAATAATGGGCCTTGGAATCGTCGAGGGGCTGCCGATGGGCGCGATCGCGGCCATCATAGGGGTGATGGGAACCCCGGGACTCGTTCTGATATTCTGGTATATCGACCACCGCAAAATCGAAGCGATACGCCGGGAGGATAACAAAGTAATCCACGATATTCTTAAAGAATATAAAGAAGATGTCCGCAAGGTGTCGAATTTTTACGAAAAGAACGTGAGGCTGGTGGAGCGCTACGAAAAGCTGTCCGACGAGCTGACCGAGATTATTCACCTTAATACCCAGGCCCAGACCAAGCTGGTGGAAAAGATCGAAAACAACATGTTCTGCCCGGTCGTCCGGGAGAAAGGACCCCACTCATGAATACCGAACGCGCCATCCTTAAAGGCAAATTGGCAGATCTGAAGATGCGCAAGATGGAGTTAGATACCGCGATTTCGGGAAACGTCAAGGCGGCAAAGGCTTTGCTAGCCGGGGCGGCGGTGACCCCCATCGCCCGGATCGACATCGAGGGGGCGGCGGCGAACCTGACCGAAGCCGCGGCGCTGAAAAAAGAGCTGGGCTGCGTGATCGAAAAGATCGGCGTCTGCGAGGAGGAGCTCGAATAATGGGGACGGTGCGCAGGCGCTCGAAGGTGGAGACCGAGCTTCCGAGGCAGATCAAGGAGGAGCTTAACCGGCTTTTGCTCGAGGGAGCGACCTACGAGGACGCGGCCCTTTATCTGCAAAAAAACGGCTTCGATATCAGCCGGTCGTCCATCGGAAGATACGGAAAGGTCTTCCTGGAGGCTTACCAAAAGATCATCCAGTTTGAAGACCAGTCCCGGGCGCTCGCTTCGGAGGTGGGCGAAGGGATGCTCCTGGAGGAGGCCACCACAAAGCTTTTGCTCCAGAAAGTCATGGGCGCGATTGTGGACGGGTCCTACGACGTTTTGGAGATCCCGCGAATCATATCGGATGTGGCAAAGCTCCAGATCAGCAATGTGCAGCGCGAAAAGCTCAAGGCCGAGTTCGAGACCAGGGCGAAAAAGGCCGCAAGCCAGGTTCGGGACGCGGTCGTATCTGGAAAAATCGACAGCGAGAAAGATCGAAAACGGCTGATCGACGAGGTCGACCACATACTGGGGGTGTCGTGAGCGAGAGCGCTTATTTTCTGCCCTATCAGATCGCATGGCTAAAAGACGGCTCAAGGCGCAAGATCTGGGAAAAGTCCCGAAGGATCGGCGCCACTTACGTGCAGGCCTACGAAGACGTGCGGGACTGCGTGAAAAGGCCGGGTCTTCCGGTCTGGTTTTCCTCCGCCGATGAATCGGCGGCCAAGGAATACATCCTCTACTGCGAGCAGTGGGCCAAAATATTTAAAAAGGCGGGGCAGATCCTGGGGATACACGAGGAGGTCATCGATAAGGACAAAGACATCAAGGCGCTTGTGGCCCAGTTTAAAAACGGATCCAGAATCCACGGGCTGTCGAGCAACCCCAGGGCATTCAGATCGAAGGGCGGCAAGACAATATTAGACGAATTCGACTGGCACACGGACCAGCAGAAAATGTATGCCGCCGCCCGGCCGTGCGTGACCTGGGGGTTCGATCTGCGGATACTTTCCACCTACCAGTCGAAAAACGGGATGTACGGCCAGTTCGTAAGGGACGCCAAAAAAGAGCAGGCAGACGACCGGCCGATGGTTTTCAACCTGCACACGGTGACGATATTCGATGCGATCGCACAGGGCCTCCTGGATCGAATCATGCGGAAAAAAACCAGCCGTAAAGAGCGCGAGCAGTGGTTAGCCGAAGAAAGGGCGGCGTGCGGCGACGAAAACATCTGGCTCCAGGAGTATTGCTGCATCCCGGCCGATGAAAACGACGCGTTTTTGACCTGGGATCTGATCCGGCCCTGCGAGGACGAAAAGGCGGGAAAGCCGGAGTTTGCGGGAGACGGTCCTTTTTACGCGGGCATGGATATCGGCAGACGCAGGGATCTTACGGTGATCTGGGTTGTCGAGCAGGTGGGAGACGTGTTCTGGACCCGCGAGGTGGTTCGCATGAAGGGGGCGAGCTTTGCGGCCCAGGACGACGAGCAGGACCGCATCATGGACAGATACAACCCGGTGCGCATGTGCATGGATCAGACCGGGATGGGCGAAAAACCGGTCGAAGACGCAAAGCGGCGCTACGGCGAGTATAAAATAGAAGGTGTGCCGTTTACCTCCGCATCCAAGCAGGAGATGGCATTTTCCCTCCGGAGGCGGTTCGAAGACCGGCAAGTGAGGGTGCCGGTGGATCAGGAGATCCGCAGAGCGCACCACACCGTAAAGAAAACGGTCACGGCCGCGGGAAACATCCGGTTCGACGCGGACCGGACCGAAGCGGGCCACGCCGACGAGTTCTGGGCGCATGCCCTGTCCGTACATGCGGCGGGAAACGAGGTTGCCGCGGCCTGCGCCGGCACGGACCCCGAAGCGCGCGAGAGCATGACCGGGTATCGGCGCGGGGCGCTGGCGGCGGCTGGGGGCGTGTTGGGGAGGTTCTGGAAAAGGGCGGCATGATAGCTGATGGCTGATAGCCGATAGCCGATAGCCGATAGCTGAAAGGAAAATTTGTGAGCATACGCGAGCGGGTGGCCCGGTTTATCGCGCCGGGGCTAAAGGGCGAAGACGAGATCCGGGCGATCGTGGCGGACGAGATCGAGCAGGCCAGGGCCGCGCTTCCTGTCACGGCCAATTACGACCCGGACGGCGAGGGTTACCGCAGGCTCACCGGGACCCAGGTGCAGCGGGATCTGTCCGCCATCACCCAGGAGCGGATGTTCGAGATCGCGTATTTCATGTTCGACAACTCGGCCATGACAAAGCGCCTGGCAAAGCTTGACAAAACGTTTCTATTCGCCGAGCCGATCACGGTGACCGCAGACGACGAGGACGTCCAGACGACCATCGACCGGTTCTGGAAAAAAAACCGGATGAAATTAGAGTTTGCCGACCTTGTCATGTGGTTGGGGGTGCTGGGCGAGCAGTGCTGGCCGGTCGAGGTAAACCCGATAAACGGGGACGTGACCCTTGGCTATGCGGACCCGGGCGGGATCAAGCAGGTGCTGGTCTCGCGCATGAACGTTAAACGGGCGGTGCGGGTCGATCTTTACGGCACCGCGGGAAGGTCCGGAAAAAAGATGGCGATCATCCGCGAGGATGAAAACAGCCTGTCCAAAGACTACGGCCGCCTTGTGGGGGACTGCTTTTTTTATGCGATCAACCATCCGCCCAACTCCCCCCGGGGGCGGTCGGATTTTCTGACGCTCTTCGACTGGATCGACGGGCTCGAGCGCTACGGGTTCAATTATTTAGAGCGGGCCGAGTTTTTGCTAAATTTTGTGTGGGACGTGGCTTTAAAGGGGATGAACGCGGACGAGATCCGCGAGTGGCTTCGCGACAACCCGGCGCCCGAGCCGGGCTCGATGCGGGCGCATAACGAAAACGTGGTGTGGAGCGCGGTCTCCCCGGACATAAAGGCACACGATTTTGCCAAGGGCTTCGACATGGGAAAGTCGTTTGTCATGGGGGCCGCGGGGCGCCCGGACTCGTGGTTCGGAGGCGGCGGAAAGGCGTACCAGACCGAGGCCGAGCAGTTCGGCCAGGTGCCGATAAAAGATCTCGACGAGCGCCAGGCATTAGCGGGGTCTATCGTCGAGGACGTGGTTCGGTTCCAGATAGACCGCAAGGTGGCGGCCGGGGTTTTGACCGAAAAACAGGCCGAGGCCGGATTTAAGGTGAACCTTCCCGAGATCAGCAAAAACGACTTTTCAAAAATCGCAGCCGGGGTTCCCCAGTTTACCGCCGCGCTTGCGGTGGCAGAGCAAAACCTTTGGATCGGTCGGGACACGGCAACCCGGATATTCGCCCAGGTGGCCGGGCAATTGGGGGTGGAGGTAAGCGCCGAGGAGGAGATCGAAAAGGCGGCGGCGCGGCCGGGGGATGTGACCGAGGATTATGAGTGAGGGAAGCTGATAGCTGTTAGCTGATAGCTGTTAGCGACCAAATATGAAACCATATTATTCTACAAAACTCGGCAAACTCTATCACGGAGATTGCCTGGAGATTATTCCGGAGCTTGAGTCGGTTGATTTGGTATAGTGAAAATCAGCAAATAAAGTTTTTTGCTGGCTAACCTGTCGCTGCACTGGACTGCAAACAGCGCAGCCAGTGAGCTTAACCGTTAGACGGACAGCTTGAAATGATCGAATTTGGGGAAAAAATACAAATAGGCCCTCACGATCTGACATTTGGGGATAGCGCGAATTTAATCGTGCCTGCCGGTTGTGACACAATCGTCTTCGATCCGCCCTGGGATAGTAATTGGGTTTTCCCGAAGCACCATTGGCGGCATAAAATAATATTCACCGATCCATCGCGCATTGGCGATATTATCACCTATTTTGGATCGCCCACATGGCTCTTCGCGTGGGACTGCGTGAGCTCCTGGTACATAAAAGGGAAACCCCTAAAAAGAATAAAACTATGTTTGTGGTACGGTCCGTTGTTGGATTTCGATGATACCAAGTATATGCTTCCCAAAAAACAAAAACCAAAAATGGTGAAAAATACACGAGGAGAATATTGGTATGAAGGCGGGGCAGGAACACGGATTTCGGAGATGTACGTCGAGCCGATTACAAAGAAACGAGTGCATCGGCACGCGAAACCGATCGAATGGGTAACAGCCATCATTGGGTGCTGTACCTCGGTAGGTACTCATATTTACGATCCCTACGCCGGATCAGGTACAACGATAATTGCAGCAGAAAAATTAAATAGGGTGTGCCATGCAGT